ATCTTATCAAGCCGATCTAGGTCGGCGGCCACGGACAAATAGAATCTGCGTCTCTCATAGTTTTGCTGATCGATATGCTGGGCGATCAGATAAAGGCCTCGCACAATTACCAGCCCCACAAAGATGATGAGGCCAAAGATCACGAGCGAATCCTTTGCTTCTGCCAAGCGTGGGAGCAGTAGTTTGGGTGAGTTATGAAAGGATATTTGCCATCGTTAATAGCCTTCATAACGAAGCCCTCCCAAATTGTCTCGCCAGCTTTGTTGTTCTGAAAGTTCATTTCCTCCCATATCGAATTGATTTTAGAATGGGCAAGCTGAACAAAGCGGAGGAGCTTGTTCTGTGGAACATCGAAGGTCACGGCTTCGAGGTGTTCGATCTCCTTCATCCGTTCTGCGTAAGGCTTGGGCTTGGCGGGGTCGAATGCATCCATCACCACGATTGTTCCTTTGCCAGTCTTGGTGCGTTGTCCCATTATCTCGCAATCAATGAAGCGTGACTTAATGCCAGCACCCACAAGACGCTCGGCCATTAGGTTGTGATTCGATGCGAGTTGTCCGTGGCGATTGTAGCCTAGCCCAGTCTGTTGATCGAACCATCCTCTCCATCCGTTCAGCTTGCCCTCGATGGCTGTATCCTTTGCAAACTCTTCGTGGCTTGCGGGAACTGCTGAACCTACTGGCCTTGCTGGGAGTGGGAGGGATGTCATTGTTTTTTTGTAGGGATTTCGTGGGGGCGTGTAAAGAACTATTTTAGTAGTTGCTCAACGATGCAAAGGGTTGCACCAGCACCTACGACTAGGCCGACGATGTATGCGATTAGGATTTTATTCATTTGGTTTTTCTTTCTTGGTTGGGGTTAGGGTTTAACTTCAAGTACATACCATTCTTTAAGACTTCCAATTATCCAATGAGAAGGCTTTGCGTTCTTAAGTGTCGAGTGCCAAGTCGCACATTCATCACCTTCATTCCATCCATTTTTGCCATTAAAAATGTGAACGCAAACAAATCCGTAATTACGAAAACTATTTCTAGTAAAAGTTTTTCCGCTTTTTGAAACTATGGAAAACTTATTTTTCTTTTTGCCCGATTGAACCGGGGCGAGTTCGGTTGTCGTTGTTGTTTCTTGCATACGACAACCCTACCATAGATTGATAAGATGTAAAGGATTATTTGACGATTGTTTGTAAGTACCTATAAACACGCTACTTACGAGGTGACTTTGTGGGTAGTATTTTGTAGATTTTCAGTTGCCGTAGGGCTGGTTTTAATTTTGTAGGAATCATAAATGGATGCTTCCTCATTTCAACGGTCTTGTTTTTCTCCATTTCATTTAGCAATCTTGAGGTAGTGTTTATTTTTAATTTCCAAAGTTCTGAAATTTCTGGTCGTGTATAAAATCCCTCTGGCCGTGGCGGGGTGTATCGATTCTGAATGTGTTGCTGTAATAATTTCTGCCAAGGATTTTTAGGTTTCATAATCAAAATGTTTTTATGTTTGTGGGTAGATGAAACTTGTTGCCCCTCTGCCGTGCCTGAAAAACATCGTGCGTCTTGTCTGGGTAGATCACACCATAAGCCCAGCCGTGTTGCCAGCGGAGCCTCCGCAGTTGGCCTCGGTTATATTCAGGGGTTGTATTGGACAAACAACCTATATTAAATCCTTGGCGAGGGTCGATGGATACGCTACGGAAATAATCAATGGCGTGGGTATGCCCAAAGATAACATCTCCGTAGGCGTCTGCGTGTTGCTTCCCGCTGTGCATAGCGTGGCCGTAGCCGTGAACAAATGAAAGGCCACCGCACTTGTAGATTCCTCCGACTGAATCATAGGGGAACATTCTGCCCCTTGTCTCCTTCATTATCTTCTCGATGTTCTCAATGCCATCGTTGGCGTAGTCCCTTGCGATTCCGCTTCGGCTGTTCCTCGACATATCATAAATGCGTTCATCGTGATTTCCCCGGAGGAATATCCTTTCATCCCCAAACTTAAAGAACTCACGCAAGAACTCTTCCCCCGCATCCCAATCTTCTTGTAGGCTCGACGCTTGTTCCTCGTCACCCGCCCCTTTTCTGATCGCCCTAAAATCCCAGAGGTCGCCGATACATACCACGAGATCGGGCTGGTATTCTTTGGTGAAGGCCAACAGAGCCTTGACCGACTGGGCATCTTGTTCGTCGCCGTGGATGTCTCCGCAAGCAACGAACTTAATTGGCTTCATAATGGGGGTTTAGATTGTCCAGTTAAAGTTGTGTAAATTAAATTACAACACTCTCTTGCTCTTGGGTTTGTCAATGTCTCATCCAAGCATCCATCCTTTGCTAATGCAAGAACTATGTGCATTTGCTGACGCAAACTCAAAAGATACGTTAATTGATCTGTTGCTTCCTCGATTGCATTTTCAACAAGGTTAATCGATGGCATCTCCCATAGCTTCGTCCCGCCGTGTTCCTCGACCCCACGTTTATATTTCTTCTCGATACATTCCACTGCGGCCATCTGAATCGTGGACATATGGAGATCGTGCTTCTTGGTAAAGAGTTTTTCCTTTTTCTCCACGCCCTCGCTCGATGTCATCCATTAACGACTAGACCACGGACGCTTATTGACTAGCGAAACTTTTTGTTTGTTCACTTCTTGTTTTTGTGGCGTTACCAATTCACGCCAGCCAGAGATGTTCGCATCCTCCAAATGGGGAGTTTCCCAATCGAGTCCACGGAGACCGTGCTTCTCGCCAATCTTGCGGGTGATTGAATAGCCCTGCTCATCGTCCCAAGAGGCCACCAGATCGCCACTAGGAGTTCGGGCTAGGGGAACATAGTCTATTGCGTGAGAGCCTTTACCAAGGTCAATGTGGAGCGATTGCGGGGGTATTCCACGAGCATTTGTAACTTTCGTCCCCGGCTTCGTCCGTCCTCTTGCATATAGTTCTTCTTGTTCTTGGGGAGTGCGAGAGGAGCAATAGATCAAAACTGGAATCTTCTTCGACATTAACTCGCCGTACCAAGCCCCAACCCTTTTCCCGAAACTTGGCTCCAACTTGTCTATGTGTCCTCGTGATCGCTCAACGGCCTCGGCTATCGTCATTTTTCAAGCCTCGACTTGCATCGTTCTGTTTGCTCCATTGATCGAGATAACGCTTTGAGCGTTTGGGCATACAACTCTCGGTATTCTTGGGGGCTTGCTTTTGATCGGTCGAGTTTGTCCCATCGCATAATGAAGTCTGAGATCGATTCTTGGTGTGGCGTTTGGCCAATGTCGTAAGGGCGAGTGGTTACGCACCCGCAAAAGAAACTAGCGACGATGAATCCAAGAATCCACTTCTGAATCACGCAAGCGGCGTTTGTAAGCAATCTCGTCATCGTCTCGCTCTTGTCTCGTCTTTGCTCTGTTCTTTAGCCACCAAAACAAAATGCCAACCACGCCAGCGAATAGGCCGAGGGTTGCTTCCCACATCTTTTATTTCCGTGAGAGATACTTCGTAATAAAATCAAGAATCTTTTGGAGCGTGGCCTCCGGCTCGTCACCGGGAATCAATGCACAAATAGCGATAGCCGCCGTCAGGAGAGCGGTCAATGCTCCTAGCCAAGCGAATAAGTCTTGCGTCTGAACGAATGAGAGGAGTTGGTTCATACTGCTTGAGAAGGTGTGTCAAAGAGGCTCTCCAGTAGTAGTGTTGTATGTTCCTCCGTAAGACCAGTATTCAGTTGCAGTAAAATTTACATTAAAAGAACCGCTTGCGATTGATTGTGAGTAAGCTGTTCCGATTATATTTGTTCCAAATAAGCTGATAGACCAAGAGCCAACCGCATTGCTGTCTCCTTGGGACGAGGGATTGCCAGTGATGCTCAAAACATTTAGGGTTGTTTCGAATAATCGGAATCTAAACCGGATGACATAAGTTGATTCACTAGGACGAGAAAAAACTGTTTCAAAATACATTTGCATAAAGGCGGGGCCAAACTCGCCGCCGCCCAATATAAAGCTCATTCCGCTTCCCTCAAGATGCTCGTGCGATCGGATATTATACCCACAAACTAGCGATGCTTCATCCGTAATACTTGGTTGTGGGTCAAAGGCATTTCTGTAAATTGTTTGTAGTCCAGTTTCTCCGCTAAAACTGCAAGAGATTGGATTGTCGCCTAAATCGAAAATTCCACTACCGCTCACGCTTACCTTAAAGTTTTTTACTCTCCAGTATAAACTCATAATATCTTGGAGCGATCCAGTAACTTGTCCAACATAATCTGGGTCACTAACAATACAAGTTGGAAAATACCCGCTTCCTTGTGCAGATAAAACCTTTCCCATAAGGATTTCGTTAGGGCAACTGCCCCAAGGTTATTCTAAAACTCGCTTGGCAAGACTGACTGTGGCTTGCGTAAGAACTTGTTCATTAGTCCCATCTGTCTCGTAAACTTCCATTAAAATATCCTTTTGAGTCAACGTCGATAGGATGGCATTGGCAGATGCAGTTGTGATGTTAAGATCAAAATCAATTTGATTTTGCAGGGCATTGGAAGTTGGCGTTACCGCTGGCGACTGAAATGAGATAATTGGCTTATCTGAAAATCCATATCCGGGGTCTATAACTTGAATCCCTATTACCCTTCCAGAGCTTACGATGGTCTTAAAGGTAGCACCTAATCCAGAGTCATCAATCAAGGAGAAGGTGGCGGTTGATGGTACATAGAATGAACCAGCACAAGTAATTGAAATGGATGATAGGACTCTGCCAGATGGGGTTGGGACGGAAATAGTTGGTGCAACTGTATATCCATATCCAGAATTATTAACCACAAAGGATGCGTTTTTATAGTCGGTAACAACAAATGAGATATCCGCTGTTTCCCCGCCAGCGGGTGCAGTTGTTACAAAGCATTGATATGTTCCGGGCGAATATCCCCTACCAAATGTCGTAACTGAAACATTGTTCACAATGCCATTACTTTTGTCTGGTGCAGGGGCAGTAACAATCGGGGCAGAGGTGTAGCCAAATCCCCTGCAAACAATCGCTATATCAAAACGAGATGAATCAACCTTAATAAGATTTGCTCTGGCCGTGCCATTGGCAGATGGACTCTGCTGAATTGTGAGCGGATACTCTCTTCCAATTACATATCCTTCTGGAGAATTTGAAAGCTGAATTGACCCAACGTATCCATTCAGAGAACGGAGGTCGGGGTCTTTTGCGACTACGGATGGTACAGAGCTATAACCAAAACCTTGATTTTGAATTTGTGTTTGCACGTTTCCTTCGTCATCAATTATGAAGCTGGCTTGTGCATCGCCACCACACACAGAACTAACCGAAAATGACAAGGGATGATTTACATTCTTTGTATATCCAAATGGTTGCGTAACAACCGACAGAGCCACAACCTGACCTGATTGAAAGTTTGGTGCTGGTGCTGTTACTGCTGGTGCAGTTGCGTACCCGAATCCGGGGTTTAGAACAACAGCATTAAATGTTCCACCAGAAACTGTTAAAGAAACTTGTGCTGTTATTCCAACTCCGGGGGCAGTAGCAACGGAACAGATGTATGTTCCATTATTATAATTTACTGGTTTGTTTGTAACTGATGCGGTAATCACGCCGCCACTTATTGCTGTTTCTGATACAGAAAGAACCGTGTTTTTATAGTATCCAATTCCACCGTCAGACAAAAAGTATTGAACTCCTCGTTGCCCCGGCCTTGTCGCCACGCCAGCCGCCCTTGAAAAGAGGCTATTCGCATATCCACCAGCATCAAAAGATGTGACTGCTGTAATTGTTCTTTCGCCAAAAGACTCTAATAAATTTGTTAAATCTGTAAGAGATGAAATTTCTACTAATTTGAAACCAGCAGAAGTCATTTGGCTTGTGTATCCAGACCCATAATCAAGCCAAACAATTTTAGGCTCTAATATTCCACCTCCAATTTGAGATGTTGAATCTTGAGCATACCGGCCAAAAATCTGGTCAAATTTATATTGTCCTTCGGATGGTATAGTAATTCTGCAAACCGCAAATGCTGTTGGCTTTTCTGATGTTTGTGGCACAAGGACTGCCAAAAATGATCTTGAACTAAAAATATCGTGCTTTAATTCTAGTGGCTTAACCAATGCGTAAGGATAGCGTGGGGTAAGAAATAATTCATCCGGGTATTTATTGACCACACTACTGTCAGGTTGAGTTTCTAAATTTGCAATCGAAAAAACTGCGTTTTGTTGTGCAACTTGCTGTCCGGCTCCTGTTAAAAATCTAGTTGAACTTCTATTTTCAACCAAATTTCCAGAGTTTGTATCATAATAATTATTTGCCAAAACTTTTTGTGCTACTCTATAGTTTCTTGGTGCGTTATACCCATATATATTTGCGGCCGGATCAAATAACTGTTCTCCAAGTCTATATTGCGGTGCGATTCCACCATTTGAAATTAAAATCCCAGAAGTTGTAGATGGCTTTCTTGATATTCCTCGTATAGTTGAATAAGAAGTAATATTTTTTTTCTGCCCAAACCTTTCACTAGATATAAATTCAACAAAACCAGTAACAACTCCATATTCAACTGTGTTGTCGTACACAAATGCATCATTGTGAGTTATCGTGGGTGCAGTTGTATATCCATATCCACCAGAAACGAGTTGTAGCCTCCACACATTTTCTCTTATAAAATAAATAAATGCAGACGGCACGGATGTTGGGCTTGGTGTAGTGATATTATCTGGGTTAGAAAACAATAAGCCAACAGTTACCGAACTTTGCAATCCATAAGCCCAAAGAAATGTAGAACCGCTAACAACATTACTTAATTTATTTGTTGGCTCAATGGCAATAATTTTTTTTGCCGGAGTAAACATTGTAACTGTTGGGGTTGCCGCATATCCAGAGCCAGCATTATTTATTGTTATAGATTGTATCTTGTCTTGAGATGCAATAGCTGTGGCGATTGCCTTAACAGCACTTGGCGTTGCAAGGCTTACATTCGGGGCAGAAGAATAATTTGTACCAGCATCCGTAATTATAACAGAATTTATTACTCCATTTAAGGAATATGCGTTTGCAAAAGCCGTGCTACCAGTTGATGCTGTAAATTCTAATGGTAACGGCCCAGCACCATATCCAGAACCACCAGTCACAATCGAAATAGTTGTGACAGACCCGCCGCTTATAGTTGCTGTAAATGTCGCTCTTGTTGGATTTGGGGAAGAAAAAGAAAGTGGATATGAGCCATCCAAATATCCAATTCCACTATTTAATAAAGCTATTGTTGTTACTGTTCCACCAGATATTACTGCCGCAAAAGTTGCTGTATCAACAGTATTTAATGTTGCGGTTAATGATAATACTCTTCCAAATATAGTTGGCTTAATAACATCTGTAATCCCAGATAAATTTGGATATAAATCAATGGAAAGACCCGGCATTGTTATTGTTCCAATGCCAACAGAAATAGTGGCAGTCACTGGGGCTTTATAATCTATTGTTGCAGAAAATCCTGCCGTAACGATTGGATAGGTAACAACGCCAGCAAGTAAGGATGCGGTTACTGGCGTATATGTAGAGATTTTAGATAGACCAACTGCTTGAGAAGATGCCGCAGTAACAACTGTCGCAACCGCAGTAATTAAATTATCTGGTGCTGTTGTGACATCCGTTCCATCTGCAAGTTTTAATGCTGATGTGCCAACACGAACCCTGAACCTAGAGTCGTTGCTTGGCGTAACACCAGATAAAGAGCTTCCTCTTACTTTATAGACGTTAAGGCGAAATCTTCTTTGTTCATCAGAATAGATGCTTGGCTTTGAGGATGGAATTGATGTAGCTCCATCTAAAAATCTCCCGCTGGCAACATCCAGAAATAGCTCTTGAGAGTTCACTTTAGACTAATGCCCTTGTCAATTACTTCCCCAAGACTGTGATTGTAGTCGGTGTTCCATTAGAACATACCGTAAGAGTGATTTCACTAAATCCTCCAGCACCTCCGCTAATATTCAGACCGCCAGTGGCAGAAATCACAAAGCTCCCATCGGTTGCCTTAATAATGATATTTTCGCCAGCAATAGGAGTCCGTTGTTTAATAGCCGCCTCCATATCGTGAAGATATGTTTTAGTGATAAGGCCATTGTCGGCCAATACTGGAACCTTAACGAAGGATGTCCCGGTTCCGCTTCTCATATAAGCTGTTGAATTTGGCCTTTAGTCGCCGAGGCTCTGACCCTATATAATCCACCAGCCTTCTCGATAGAAGAACCAGAAATAATTACGGACTCCGAATCAATACCAAGCCCTAAAACTGGATATTGCACGATTCCAACGGGAGCTATGGTGTCTGGCTTATTCCTAATAATTTGAACTTGTAGGCCAGAAAGAATTGATATGGCTTGATTTTGAACTGCGGTAACATCTTCGGTTTGGCTATTAGTTGTTATTGTAGCTGTTGGAGACAACCATTCACAAGCGTAACTATATGCGATATCTTGAGTTGGAAGCTGAACAAATCCATTCACAATTTCTTTTTGATATTGATAGCTGGTTTCTAAAATAAAAAGCGAATTGTTTCCAGTTCCACCTTCTGCAGTAACTTGTAGCCTATAAAGGCCAGTAGCACCATCTCCAGCTATATGGCTTAAATTCCTGCGAACAACACGGAAACTTCCCGTTGGTTGATCTGGGACACCAGCTACATCTTGATCTAGTGAGAAGTTTGAATCAAGAGAAGAGAAGTCTCCAACAATCGAAAATTGAAAAGATGAAATCCCATCACGTCCATTATCAGTTATAATGTCCGGCTCGTAATCAAATCCAGATATATTTGAAATAATTGTGGCTGGCATAGTTTTATCCTGCGGCTACTGCGGCTGGCAGTTTGCCAGACAATGCCTTAATTGCGTCTAAAAGTTGTTTTTGCAAGTCTCCTCCGCCTTTCTCTCCTGCCCTTTCTGCCGCAATCTGTTCTGCTGGCTTTCCAGTCTGACCGCTAACAAGTTTTTCGGCAAGGCTTGGGGCTTCGCCAGCGGCTTGTTGTGTAGCCTCCCTGTTCATTATATCTTGTTTGGTAAGTGGTGGCAATCCTTGAGCTTTTCTTTGCACGTTCTCGGCGTTCTTGATATCCTCAAACACTTTTTCTTGCGTCTTAAAATCTTCTTGTCTATTTGATCTAGCCCTCACTTTTCGAGCATTTTCAAGAGCTTGTTGCCCCGCCCGACTTGCACCAAGCAATCCACCACCCGCTTGTTGAGCTTGTTTGAAGCTCTTTGTTTCTTGATCTTTTTGAGCCTTAATAAGATTATACTCCATCTGGGCTTTCTTTACTCTATTGTCAGCAAGCATATCCAAGGTCTTATCGATGGCTTCTTGATTTTTCTTTGCCCCAGTTATAGCCTCTAATTCTTTTAATTGGTTTTGAAGTGCAATCGTTGTTGTGTCTAGTGTTCTTAATTCCTCTTCGGCAAGAAGAACATTCTCATCTAATGCGTTTCCTTTCAGGATTGCTGACTTAACATCAATCTTGTTGATCGCTGATATTCTTTCGATTGCCTTAATAGAACTTTCTGTTCCCTTTAGAACATCTCTTTCTTTAATGCGAGCCGCAACAACTCCCTCAAGAACGATTAAATTATTTTGTGCATCCTTAAGGGCTTTTTCAGTATCTCCAACACCAAGGTTAATCCCGGTAAACTTCTCAAGACCTTTCAAGAAGCCCCCCAATGCCCCAAGCTGGGTAATCTTACCACGCAAGGATTCAATCGTGTCCTCTGTCTTTTCTAGTCCCTGCTGGGCTTGTTCAACCGATGTGCTTTTGAATGAGGTTTCAAATGCTCCTGCTAGGGCTTTCTGCGATTCGTAATAATCCGTTGAGGCTTGTTTGATCGTCTCTCCAAACTTGTTGATTGAGCCAAGAATGGCCGCTCCAAACAGACCGCCAGCCCCTAGCCTAGACAAGGCTCCAAGGGATGTCCCTGCTCTACCAGCGTTAAGGCCAAGGGATAAAAGGCTTTTGCCTAGTCGTTCCGTGCTTCCACCAGCCCTCTTAAAAGTCTCTGATGTCCGTGTAGCTTCCCTCTGAATCTCTTTTAACGCAATCGTTCCCTTGCGTCCGTCAATGACAACCTCTCCGACTAACTGGAAGCTCATATTATCTTCGGAGCTTGTTAAGCCTCTTTTGCTCTTGATCTTCTATATGTGTCTTCATATCAATCTCTTCTTGTCTAAATGCTTTTATTAGGGCTGTTATCCCATATTTTCCAACACCAGCCGCCGTATTTACAAATACTGCTTTTAATAGATCGCCACCGGCACTAATAGAATTAAATCCAATACCTTGTCCAGCACTTCCAGCTAAAGTTGGGAAATATCTCAAAAGCCTTGCCTCTGGTAATAGTGTTTTTGTCGTTACTATTGAACGAAAAAAACGAAATGCTGGCAACCATCCAGCCGCAATATATGCAGATGAAGACCTAGCTCGTTTTACAAATCTACTATAATTCGCACTTGCTGTCCCACCCCTTTTACCTCGCCCCGGCCCAGCAAAGCTATTGGGGAAGTTTTTATAAAAGCCCATAGCCTTTCCTCTTTTTAGCCTCCAATTTGCTATAGCAAACGCCTCGCCTCTTGCCATATATTGAATTGTAGATTTTCCTTGTGTTGTTTTCCCACCCTTTGAAAGTGCAACATATTCTCCTCTACGCTTGGTTGTTTTTATATATGATGCAGTAATAGTTTCGGTTGCTTTTAAATCGTCTACAATTTTATCAACACTTGCTCTGGGCGTTTCTCTGCTGGCTCTAGCACAAATGTTCGCCGCCCTTCGATTCATTTCCTCAAATCTTTCCCTTCGAGAATATTCAAAATATTTATCAATAGTCTTGTTAAACTCTGTCGCATCCAACTTAAATACAGTAAGCCCCATAACCTAGTTATTTGCTATCAAATATCCCTGCACAATAAGGCTCACGGTTTGAGTTCCACTATTTACCTTAAATTGCCATTGAATATCTGATTTTTGTAATTGAATTTGAGGAACAATCCTTTGAACAGTAAAATATTCAAGCCAAGTTGTCTGTAAAAGAGTATATGTTGTTGGAGTTGGGGATGCGTTTGGTGTTACCTTCACATTAAATGTGATATAATTTGATGCACCAGCATCACCGCTAAAACAATTTACAGAATATACAAAAAATGTAAATCCGCTTGGAACGGTATATATACCAGTCTGCGTTTTCCCAATTGTTGCGTTAATCTGGGAGTATGTTACGGCACTGCTTTTGGCTGTAATAATTCCAGCGTTGGATGTTTGACCAGAACCCGGTGCGGATATAGTCATACCATTTATTCTTAAAAATGAATTTGTTGTTGCAACTGGTGTAGTCCCATTAAGAGTAACAGATTCGTTTATTTGATTCCAATTTGAATCAAGACCATTGATCGCCACAACTGCATTAACATCATAGGTTGCAGTGCTAACCATAGACATTGTCGTGGCTGATGATGGAAAAGAAAAGGCTACTGGCAGACCATCCCAAAGAGTTTTGTTTTGAGTGGTTACATTATCACTAAAAGCAAAAATGCTAATAGGCAGTGCGTCTGCTGTGCTATTTTTAGATGCCCAAGTTTTCCAATCTAATGCGAGAAGATGATTTAATGATAAAGCCATACTTGTTATTTTTCGTCAAGAATACCATCAATTACATTAACTGCATTTGAGTTGTGCCTTCTAACATCAATTCCACGATTAACAAGCATAGCGTGTTCTAGCTGAACAAGTTGCACCTCTGCCATCTGCCAAATTACTTGCTCCGCTGTCCACCCAAACTCCTTTGCAAATAGCCAGACGGACGAAGCGACCCCGGCTGGCTGAACTATTTTGGGGAGTCGTTACCTCCGCTGGTCTGTACCCTAGCATCTGCAAGCTCTCCAAAGATTTCGTCTACAATCTTTACGCCATCCATAAAGTCTTGTTCGGTGAAATCATCCGACCAATTCAATACAGCCTCACGAAACTTTGCCTTGTCCCACGCCAGCTTTACTAGCTCTGCTCTGGTTTGGACTAGGCAAAATAAGGTAGACCAAATAAAGAACTCGGTTGTGTCGCTTTCCTCTCTGATCTGATTAATAACGATTCTGGTTCCAAGGCTAAACTTATTTAGCTTTTTTCCCTTAAAAAGCCTCTCGTTAATAACAAAGGATTTGTCTAGGGCTTTGTTCAGAATCTCTTCGTCTTTTTGTAGGTCTAGGTTCATAGGTATTTGCTCAACTTTTTTCGCAAGTCTGAGGATGCGTTTTTGCTAACAAGCAAGGTAGCTTTCCCAAACTGCTTTTTGACTAGGGGGGTGGCGTTATTCATAGCGTCCAAAAGACGCTCTCTGTTTTCAAGTACTGCTCTGCAATATGCTAGGGGGTCATCGTGATTGGTAATAGCTGGCCAGCCCTTTTCCCATAACTCCACAATTCGACCACCAAGGCCATTGGGAAGGTCGCTAAAGAAGAATGTTACGCTTCGTCTATTGCCATCGTCTGCGTCCTCAATGACGGCCATTGGCTCTTTGTCTCTAAAGGGGATGCCAAATGTAGCAAGAACAGAAGCTAGTTTAATGTTGCGAGTGTAAAGGATTTTTTCTTGCATAAGGATTTCTAGGTTAAAACTAACTTATACCATCGTATCGAACTGCCGTGAAAGATACCGTCTCAAAGTTATCTGCACTACGATTTCTGGCAATCTCGGTTACATAGGCGGCATAACCAGAAAGATCAAAGTTACTTCCATTGGCTACCGTAACAACCGCCCCAACGCTACCGCTAAAAGATGTATATGCACCTTCAACGGAGTAGGTAACTTTCTTGTTGCGAAACACAACTGCCGTTACATCACCGCCCTTGTTCTTTAACTCAACAGCATCAGCAGAGGCAGAGGAAGAGATGGATTGAATCACCATTCCAGACTGGTCAGAGCCAATTCCAAAGGCCAGATTTGCACTATTTCCGATAATTGTAGCGGCCATATTAGGTATTTAATCCTGTGTATGCAGTTGCGGAAAGATCGAAGCTATTGAAGCCATCGGCGGCTTGAGTAAAAGAAACATCGGTAACATAGTAAGTGCCACTAGATACTGCGGCTGTGTTGCCAGTCAGGGCAAGAGTCTGACCAATTCCAGAAGAGGCAACTGCACCGCTACAATTACCAGAAAGGCTAACATTCCTTTTGAAAGCAGAAAACGCAACGGCAGAATGCTCTCCATTGTGCTTTGATACTTCGGTTGTCTCTGCTGTTGATGTTAGCGAAAAGCTCTGGATAACAACGCCAGTTTCAGCGGCTAATCCAAATGCAAGTCCAGTGAGTCCAATACTTGTGGCGGCCATTTGCTATTTACCTATGTCAAATTATTTGTATAGCACTCTGGCTTTTATCAATTCCCAGATAGTCGAAAAGACCGCCCCGGATACTAAAGCCACTAACCATAACTTTGTTTTGATGGTGTGAGCGTCCTTTTCTAGGGTGTCCACCTTGGAGTTTATCTTTCCAGACCATTGAGCTAGTTCACTGGTGTGACGCTCTAGGATAGCGATGATATTTGTCTGCCGCTCTTCAATCCGAGCCAATCTCTCCCTTAACTCCGCAACTTGGTCGGAACTCATAACTCACAATTCTCTGCCCCTTCGCAGATTCTTACGCAAACATTCCCATCTTCATCAATAAACTGCTCAATGTATCCCTCGGCCTCTAACCACTTTAGGGAGTGCATAAAGTCCTCATAGGTGTATTGATATTTCATTTGATTTTACCAGCATCTTCGGCGGCACTCATATCGCTGTATCGTGGTAAAACATTGTTGTCTTTCCGTGGCGAACAAGAGCAGAGCAAGAGGGCGATGAGGAAAAGGGGCATTTTAGTAAACAGCCCACTTTGAGTTTAGGTATGATGTGATTTGAGATGATTCTAAAGATGATACAGCTTTGCGATAAACCAAAACCTCTGATATTGTGGAATTCCAAGATGCTCCATCTGTCCCGCCAGCAGAGTTTATCATATCTCCAATTACAAAGTTTACCAGATTTATATTAAGTGTAGTTGCGTAATCTGCTCCAACTGTATCGTTAATTTTTACATTAAGAAAAGAAGTGTCGTGTAATGCTCTAAAAACATAATACTGATTTGATATTGATAATGGGCTTCTATGCCCACTATTTTTCCACGATCCTATAACATTTTGTGTAAGATTACGAATAAATGGAATGTATTGACTTCCATCGTAATCGTTAGCACCAGCACTTCTTTGCGAAAATAATCTTGAATAACTTAATGCTGCTGCTGAATTATATTTAGCTACAATAAAAACTGTTTGTGTTGTATAATTTCTAGAAGAAAAACTACACGCCAATCTTCTGTTTGGGCTGAATCCAAGTCCGTTTCTATTATTTTTATCATTAACTATTAACAATGGAGGGGATGTATTTTCTGTTGCGTTAAATCCATTTCCACTTTTGTCTTCCCATCTTTTAACAGCAGAGCCATTTGCGCTGACAAAATTACCGCCACTTGTTGCGTCAAAAAGAGTATCTCCGTCTGCGGCATCGAGCCATAAATCAAGTCCATCTATTCTGCTGGGATTAAATAATCTTCGCCTCTCCATATTTACTGGCAAGGGGCTAGTTGCCGAATACAAGGGCATCGGCTAATCCTAACTAACTTGCGTCACCCTAGCCGTGCCTGCCGTGGCGAATACTGCTGTGTGGGCAAGCGATGTTTGACCAGCGGGACACTCCCAGTAGTCACCAGACGACAAGCGAACTTGATACGAAATCGTTGTGCAAGTGGCTCCGGGCGAGATGTGAAGATTGCCAGCCCCCTCATTAAACACCGTGAGCACTTCCCTACCCGCAACTGCCGAGACAAGTGTTGTAGAGGCCGTGGTGCTGGTAAAGTTTGTGCTAGATACAGTCGTGCCTTGTTGTGGATAGAATGTAACCACGCTGTTCGAGATGGATGCGGTGACCGTGCCGATTTGGGCTGTGCCTGCCAAAATTGCCACAGGAATACTCCCGTAATTAGTTATCCCAGCCGCAATAGATGTTCCAACATCCGAGAAATCTGTACTAGTTGTTAGGTCTGGCAGTACCCCAACCGTTACGGAGGAGATACTAATGGGAACCGTCCCGCTGATGGATGCGGTCACGCTTCCGATCTGTGCAATCCCAGCCCCGATTGTTACTGTGCCCCCGCCAATCGTCACCACGCCGATGCGATTCGTCCCAGCGGGCAGGGCAGAGCCAATGGTGACTGTGCCAGAGATGGGGAGTGGATTGCCAGACCCAACGCTTCCGTTAAGACTTGAAATCTGAACTGGAACTGTAATCTGCCTGCTTGCGGCGGTTATATCTTCATCATAGCCAATAATCGGTATCTGTTGAAGAGTAGAACCATTTACATTTGCCCCAAAAATATTCGCCGTCACCGTGCCAGAGATCGGCTGTGTGGTGGGGAAGTTGGAGATAGAGACAACGCTTCCGCTTACCGCACTCCGCATATCTGTAATCGCTTGAGTGCCAAGACTAACAACAGTATGGGCTGGGATATGTTGGCCACCTGTTACGATGGTTGAAAGCGTAGTTGCTGACTGGTTGCCGTCTAAAATGGAAAGTGCCATAACTCAATCTCCTTGTTAAATTGTACCAATGTAAAAACTATTAAGTGCATCCGAAAAGTCGTAATCCCGCAATCCGTCAGCAGTTGCATCTGGTGTAACTATAAATGAAAAAGTTAGCCCTCTTTGCCAAGCCCTTTTATCGGTTCGAATTGTTGGTGTCTGGCTTGTAATTCTGCCCATAAACACCTTTAGGTCAGTCACATTGTCTTGAACCTTCGTTACTAAGGTATTGTTGTTTGAATATAGAGCCGCAAAAATATCATAATAAGTCGCATCAAATAAGGCTTGAGTAGTCTTGGCCGCCGAATCTGAATAGTTAATTTCAGCGGTAACTTCAAATACACCAGAGTAGGGGGCGATATACTGCCTTCCTAAAGATGCCTTAATACTGGCGTATGGGAATAGTCTTGCACCAGTCCTATTTGAAATAACCACATTAAGCCCCGAAATTGGCGTTAATAGGCTCGCTAGAGCATCTTCAATCTTGAACTGGGGGGTAATCATATACTTGTGCAAGAAATGTCTAGGGATAGGTTTTTAGACCAAGTTCGGTTCTCCGACTTAATATCTGGGGATTCCGAGACTACATTGGCCAAAAATACCTTTAGCGTTGCCGTGGTTAGAACGCTAGCCAGATTGGGGTTTTGATACATCACTTGCAAAATCTCTTGAAACTTTTCATCAAAGGTTGTCCGGGTCGTTGTGTCTGCCCTTGTCGCATAGGTAATTGTGGCTGGGCAACGAAACACGCCAGAATAAGGTATAATCTCTTCCGAGCCTATTGAGCATTGAATGACAATGTTGGGCAGTAGCCTAGCCCCCTTGGTGTCGCTTTTATAGATATTAACCCCAGAAACGCCAGCTAGGGCGGTTGCGAGGCTTTCTTCCAATTGCCTCTCAATGGAGGTCATTAGGTTGTCGGGTCAGCTATCTCGATTGTGTAGCTAACTCCGTCCGAACTTTGTTGATAGGATGCAATCATCCTTTCTGCCGTGCCAACCGTGATTAACGCACCAATCGTTACTGGTGCAGAAATGGCCGATGCCTTCACGGTTAAACTTTGTGTTACTTTAATTGTCTCGCCACCAATATCCAATTCAGAGGCATAGGTTAGGTCGGTGATTGCCGCCGATACAGCCGTTGACCCCAGCCCAGTAACAACTGTGTAAAGGTCTCCGATCATATAAGTAAGATCGTTGGAGAAATAAGTGGTGTCGATAGTCCCCGCCATAAACCCACCTCTTATGTCAATTTAGCTCTACGCTATCCCAAATAAACAGATTATCCTTATCAAATGGTTCAATCTTTTGCGGGTAAAATATAACCTTTTTCTCTTTCCTAACCCCGGCGGCGATGGTCATAGGTGCAGAATTGATTGCATAAAACTCTGTTGCACCCCTAATTGCCCTTGCCATTTCGGAAACGCTTGGGGCTGTATAAGTCTCAAGCCCGCTAATCCTGAATCCTTCTGGGGCTAAAACTATGAAGTTATTCGCACCAGCCTTGTTTCTAGCCTCAACAATAATTTTTAATGGGTCTTGCTTTTCGCCTTGGCTTATCCCAAAGGGGGCAACCATATTGTATTCTGCTGGCAAACCTTTGGCGGGTGCATCGTCTAGCTTATCAAAAATGATGTTGGTTGAGTCGGCCTTGTTGATGGCTGGATGTGAATAGACAAATTCTGTCCAAGTCTTATTTGAGCCTCGATATTCTTGGTATTTGTTCGGCCAAATTTCAAGGTCTATAATATCGCCCTTGTTACCAGTCTTTACATAAGACACCATCTCAAAGATTCCGTGGTATTGGGGCAAGCAATCAAAGAATGCCTCGTGGCCTTGGTCGGCTAGATATTTGCAAGCTGGGAGGCAACGAATGATATCTCCTAGCCTCTGGGAGTATTTGATTGTTTTAGCAGTCATCGGCCACGCTCTTATCGTGTAGGTGAGGGAAGTATTCACTCAATCGAACTGGGCCGATTGTCTTTTGCAATTCTTTCCATCCATCTACCAATCCCTTGTATCCATAAAAATCTTCCTTAAACTCGACTTGCTTCTGGATTGCGTAGGCATAGTGATTGAATACAAGCCCCCAAGTTTCAGTCACTCCCCTTGGGACTAGGCGAGATTGAATGTTTAGTCGGGGCGGTTCGTGGCTTGTGAAACAAACATTCTTTCCCCATTTCCAAGCCCTCATCCATTCATACCAGTTCGAGCCGTAGCCCTCCCTAGTAACCACTCGCTTATTTTCTCCCACAAAGAAGTTACAATGGAACTGCATCGTTGCCCCTTCCTCTGCTCCCTTGAGACATTCATAAATCCCATCAATCTGTTCTGCTCTCCACATCTCGTCAGCGTCCACCTCCATCACAACGCCATCATCTACCCCAAACAACGCTTGCTGAATCATCTCTAGCTTTCCGTTGAATGGCTTGCCTTGCGAATAAACAACAACATTCCCGCCTTGAATGCTATTTAGATATTCGTGCGTTCCGTCTATGCTCTTAAAATCCTTGTGCCATTTATCGGGAACTTGCTTGCACCACCGGGTACATCCAACTGGCTCGCTTACACCCTCGACAATTCTCCACTGCCAAGGGATTTTTAGTTTCTGAAACTCTGCGAGATGCTTCTCGATAAAGGGCATCCCATTTAGAACGATGGTAAAAATGGTTAGCATTTCAATCGCCCATAGATAACGCTAATATCTGGACAAAAAGAAACCGAATCGTGTCGGTAGCATTCAAACCCAATCGAATCAAACCAAGCCAAAAACTCCTTTAGCCAAGCGTCTGAATAGTGTAGCTCGATGGCAATTTCTTTTAGGTTGCAAACATTCCCAATTTGAAGAAGTTGAGTCTCGTCTCCTTCGATGTCGCACTTAATGTGGGTGATGGAGTTCTCTGTTATCCAAGTATCCATTTTAAATGCGGAGTCTGCCTTTTCGCACAAGAACTTTCCTTGTGGGTATTGTTGAGAAAGAATGTTGATGTCTCCTTGGTTTATGTCCACCCCCATATAAAACTCTGGCTTTTGCGATAAGAAGTATTTTGCTGTTCCGTTGCCCTCTTGCCTTTCTGCTTCTGTCCAGAACGCACATCCCAAGTCAAGCACTCTGCCGCCAGTTACATTGAGATGTTCCCAGTGAATCTCTGGTGATTCTGATGTTATCACGCCTCTAATCATAATTGAAATATAGCCGCCCCATTACGAACAGACCAATCCTCCCATAGTAATTTTGCAAAATCTTTTAGCTTCTGGTAATTTGTCCAGTTTTTAATGTCGTTCACATCGTCCAAGGCGATGATTGCCTTTTCTGCCAAGAACGGCCTTACACATCGAAGTTCGGCCTCCCCGGAGAATGGCGAACCATCAATCAAAACAAAGTTAAAATCCGCATTATGCTCAAAGTGAATGTCCTCGATTGCACTTGTCTGGTAGGGCTTGGCAGTTTGCAAGCACTCATCATACCACCCCAACACTTGCTCGATGGGGTATTGGTTGAGGTTGGTCTTTGTGATTCTATAAAACTCCTCAATATCTTTCTTGTTCATCCATAGCCCAGAAATTACTGCTGTGCCCTGCACCGATACGCCACCCCTTGCATCTAGGTTCATCCTATGGCGGCCTATGCGATCTGGGTGATTCTCAATGCTAAATAGCTTGTCCGTGTGGATACATTGAGTCGAGCCATCGCCAGTGCCACCGCCGATCTCTAGACCGATACCAAGCCCCTTGGTATATTCTGCTAGGGCTTTTCCAAACGAATCATTGATGGTTACTTCTTGCATTTTACCATTTCCTCCAAAGCCTTCCGAATAACATATCCAATCACGGCCTCTTTGTCGTATTTTAGGGCAATCATACCGGCTTCATATAAAGCCTTTTCGGTCTTTGAGTCGTAGCTCACATCCACCTCAACCATCTTTGGGGCTGTTCGAGCTTTTCCAAATCGAATGATTCTAGCCTTACGATTGCCAGTTTTGGCTTTTGCGTTTTTCATAGATGCCCTTCCCTTTTTCATAAAACTCTGGCTTGTTATGGTTCTTTAATTGCTCGTCTGGTGTTCCACCGCCAAACATAGGATTCTCGTGCCTGAACACCAAGTCCCTAGCCTCAATTATGCAGTCATCAGCATAGGCTCTTTCTGTAAATTCGTTGTCGCTATAAATGCCATCCGACTCTTGGTAACTTGGATGGAACATATACCCGCCCTGCTTCCGTAGCCTCTTTTGCGTCAGGATGGCCATACAAAGGAGTTTATCGGTTCGGAGGCCATCTGATACTGCCAGCACCCTTTCAGCCTCTAGGTTGTCGATTCTGCTCAAAATTAGGGCATCCCAGTGCCTCGGAGGACTCCAATCATCGCTCATTTGCACAATTACCTCGCTTTTAGCCATCTTTGCCCCCTCGTTCCAAGCATTGATAATTCCACCCGGATTCACCCTTTTGCCCTCGTGTGGCGTGTAATCAACTGCCTCATCGTGATCTACCATAAACAACCATTCAACTGCCAATGGTTCTTTAGCCAAAGCGAGCCACTGCATCTTTCTTTGGAACGCCAAGTTTGGCCGCCCCCTTGTTGCGTGAACTATGCTGATCTTTGGCTTGGGATACATATTCATTAGCTTGGCCACTTCCTCTTTTTGGTTATAGCAAATGGAAGCCATTCGGTATCCGTCGAGGGCTTGCCAATCGTAAATTGCGTGAACTTGATTCCAATAGTGCAGGGGTGGTCTTGGCATCGCCATACAAGCCCTTCCAGAGTGCCAAGCCTTCGGCCAATCGCCCCTTGCTGAATATTCGGCCATCAAATAAAAATAGGCTTCTCTGCGAATAGGATTGACTGCAATCGCCTCTCCCAAATATCTAAATCGCTTTTCATTTGGCGAGCATCTTCCGAGGTTGCAAAGAAGCTCATATTTTAATGTTTCGTCTAGGTCTGGGAATGCTAACGCCCTTTCCCCAACTTCAATCGCCTTGTCGATTTGTCCACGCAAGAAAAATTCTTGGTGCTGGTAGTAAAGATTAAAGGGAGTAGAGGTTAGCTCATCTGCTAGAATCCGATGGTTTCTATCTGCCGAATCTGCCTTGCTAGTAATCGGGCGATGAATCCGAAACACTTTATCAATAGCTAATAATTTGTTCCTATCATTTGGCTCAAGGGCTTCGTGAACTCGGTTCTTCCACCTACCGCATCCCTTCCTCAAGGCCATCTCTCGAATAGGATTTAGGCCAGCGTTTTCGACTAGATACCTAAAGCAAACAATTTCAGCCCCAACTTTTTCTGCTTGTTCTAGCCCTTCCTCTAAAACCTTCTCCCCACCCTCTGCCATTATGTCATCGGCATCCACCCAAATAGACCACTCGTTTTTACAAGCATCTAGGGCTGTGTTTCTAGCAGAAGCAAAATCGTCTATGTGAGGCCAATCAGTTTTTTTATTTTTGTAGTGAATGACTTTAGCTCCAAGCGAAAGAGCGATCTCCTCTGTTTTGTCTGGCGTAACTGACCCCCTAGCCATACATACAATAACTTCCTCTGCGATAGGCTTAAATGATTCAATGACTCGCTTAATATGGGCTTCTTCATTTCCAGCGATGAGGTAAAGGGAAATAGGGAATTTCATTTAGACTAGGATTTCTAACTGCAATAAGGATGTCAATTAAATGAGTTTAGTTATTCATCAAGCGGCGGTGATGGTGATTGTGGGGCCAGTTCCAAGAGTATAAATCCATCCAGTTGTAGGAATAATTAACGGATTTGTGCTTGGATTTGTTGCTTCTATAACCAAACCGCCTTCTTCTCCAGAAGAATGCTGAACCAATGCCCAAATCCCTGATTCGTCAAAATTAAAATTCAACCTCTGAAAACTTATTCCATCAGCGGGATCACTAACAAAATAATTTACAGTTGCAGGATAGTTATCCCTAGCATAGTTAATTCCAGAAGTATCTCCAAATGTAACGATTACATTTGTGGTTGTAGCTACCACAATATCGCCTGCTGGTGGCGTGCCGCCAGAACTAGCAACGATGGGTGTTCTGCTACCGCTTACGGACATTCCGTAGCCGTACCGAGCCATACTAATCTCCGATTGCTAGGACTACGCCAGAATGGATACGGAAATTAGAAACATCCCCAGCGATGTAAGCACCAGCAGGGATTGTGACAGAGTTAGCCGCTGTCACGCTTGCAATCGCACTCATCCCAGTAACAGTAGAAGTGATTGAGAAGAACTTGGTTTCTGTAATGGCAACTAGGCCAGCGAATGTTCCAGTAACAGAACTTGCCGTTGTTGTGACATACTGCGTTCCGGGTCTAGCGGCGTGGGAAATCTGATCATAATAAGGCTCGGAATTGGAAAGGTCTGCCATAATTTTATTGTGTTTATGTCAAAGAAAAGGGGGGAGAGCTTTCGCCCTCCCCCCATTTCAGAGGAAACAACCAACCAATCTTTAGCTGTAGGTCGTGGTGATACGGACAGCGGCGTTCGCATCAATGACTTTCTCGGCTGTGTTCATACGAACACGGAGAACATTGGAGCGACGAGCTTCGTCACGATAGCTCTCGGAGACGAAACCACCGGGAGCATCTTCCGACCAGACCAAGGTGCGTCCGATACCGCCAGCGGTGAACTGACCGCTAGAAACATTGGCGACAACGATCTTGGTGTCGGGAACAATGAACGAGCCAGAGTAGCTCTTGTTCTTGTTCGCAGTGTTGTAAGCCGCACGGCCAACATACACCTTGTCCACGCCGAACGCTTGGGCGATCTGGGCTTCATCGAGGAGACGGCCACCAGTGTTGGAAACAACTCCGTAGAATTGATTCTGCAAGAGGGTCGTCCGACGAACCCGCTCGTAAACGTTGGCAGACATAATCACCGCATTGGCTTCGTAACCGAGCTTATTCAAGGCGAGCTTGCCAGCCGCAACGTCAGCAGGGGCGTTGATGGTCGCAAGGTTAGCTTCGGTGTAGTTAGCCGTAGGGCTCAAGTCAGCCGTGGTGAATGGGGTCGTTGTCGCCCAGAGCAAGTCAGCCACCCGCTTTTCGTGGGAGAGCTTGACCTGACGGAGCAAGAACTTCGCTGTTTCGGCCTCGATCGAAAAAAATCTGGCAGAATCCGCCCTAAAACTATCGTCTAGGAGTTCTTCCAAGCCAGTCTCGATACAATCGTAGGTATCAGAGGTGAATTTCCGAATCGCACGAGCGTATTCAGAACCAGCAGTACGCTTGGCCGCATCAGCGTCCAAGAGGCCAGCATCAGCCGTCTGTACTTTTAGATAGGTTCCGCTCTTTGCCGATACTGGCAAGAGAGGAAGAACTTCCGCACCGATCAAACCGATCTCGGCGGGGGCTTCGATGAGGGCTTGGTTAATGTCTGCACGAATGGTCGTGCCACCAGAGATAAAGCTCATTTTATTATTATTCTTTCTTTGTTATGGTTTCGTTGTTTAGAACATCGGAACTGCGACTTCGACAACCGCACCACTTGATGTGGCCGCTTCGAGGGCGATTCCAGCCGTCACGAGGTTAGCCGCAAGTGTGGTCACCAAACCAGACGCATCAAATTTCAAGGTGTCGCCAACTGCACACACGCCAGAAACCGTGGTCAGGAAGGTCGGGTGGAACAATTTCACGGAAACAAATCCGGCCGCCGCAACATCTTCTTGAGTTACGCCGATAGCTTTGGTTGCACCAGTTACCGCTACGTTTACGAAGCCAGCCGTGGTGGTATCAGGCTGAACAAATCGGAATGCCGAAATGGCAGAGGCCGAACCGAACGTGCGAAAATTACCATCAATTTGAGTAGACATTTTCTTTTATCCTTTGGTTTAGAGTTTGGTAATACCACGAGACAGAGCCTCGGAGTATTCTTTAGGGTTAGACAGCATCACGGCTTGCATAGCCTTGAGCTTTGAGACTCCATAATCGGCGTGAGCCGCTACAAGAGCCTCAAAAGTTTTTGGTTCAACCTTCGCAGGGGCTTCGACCACTGGCGAGGCAGAGATCGGCTTAATGCCAAACTCGGTGAGAACTTTTTTCACAACTTCGCTCATCTCTTCCTTTTTATCTTCGGAGGGCTCAACCTCAACGGAGACTTCGGGAGCGGGGGCGGGAGTCTCGGAGGGCTTCTCGGAGGCCATCTCCTCTTTTTTCACTTCTTCTTTGGGTTTCATCGAATCTTCAATGGCCGCCAAGCGAACCTTGATGTCCTCGATATCTTTCATATAATTGTTTTCCATATTTGTTTTGTCCTTTTTGTCAAGTGGAGCTTCCTCCACGGCTTCTTTCGTTGTTGCTGGGATGGTCTTGCCTCCGCTAATGTAGCCGAGTTTTTCTTCTGCTTTCACACAAGAACCCTGCTCGTAGGCTTTGACTCCCTTTGCTGGTTCGTATCCTTCCCAGCACCTAAA